GCATGATTGCTGGACCGCCAGGGGCAGGCAAGTCAACGCTTGCTCTGTCCTTGGCAGTCCGTGCAAAAGTTCCAACTCTTTACATCTCTGCAGATACACACTCACATACGATGAGCCTTCGATTGCTTGCACTGCTGACGGGAAAGCAACAAGCAGAAGTAGAACCTCTCATGGAAATGGACAGAGACTGGGCAGCGCAAATGCTCAAGCCTGCTGACCACATCTATTGGGAGTTTGATTCATCACCAACACTTAAGGACATTGAGGATGCAGTACTTGCTACTCGTGAACGACTTGGTGAGGATGTTCGTTTGATTGTGCTTGACAATGCGGTGGATGTAACCATGGATTCGCAAGATGAGTGGGGTGGTTTGCGTACACTGATGAAGGAACTTAAGTGGTGGGCACGGGAGACTGGTGCTGCGGTTGTGGTTTGTCACCACACCTCTGAGGGGGTACCTGGTAACCCTTGCCCACCACAAAAAGCACTACATGGCAAGGTCGCTCAGACTCCTTCGCTCATCCTTACAGTCATTAACCAAATCTCTACGATGGGTGTGTGTGCTGTTAAGAATCGTTACGGACCAGCCGATGCTAACGGAAGCACACCAGTGTGGCTTTCGTATGACCCTGCAAGTATGCAGGTACTAGATGTTGGACAACCTTAGGAGATACAAATGGATTGGGAATTATCCGTAATTGAAAATGCTGGTGAAGTACCAGCCAGCGAAGTCGGAGACGAGTTCGTTATTAAGACAGAGAAGTTTGCTGTTGACATTTCAGAGACACTTAAATTTACGCCTCGTGTACTCACATACACCGCTGGTTGGAGGGCACTTGTTTGGAAAAATAAAAAGAGTGGCGAGTTCATGGACCTCACGGAAGAACAAGTCAAGTCTTACCTTGACGGAGGAACTATTACTTTCACCGCAAAGGATGGAAGCAGTGCTGAGCAAGTTGAAGGTACCGCAGGAAGTTAAAGACATCATCATTGCTGAGTTACCTAATGTACTTGAACAGGTTAACGAAGCATCGAAACAAATCTATGACCCAAATACTATTTGGCTAGAGGCTATGCAGTTTGCAGATTATGTTGGTCAGTTTGGTAAGCACTTAGAAGAACATCATGGTCCTGAATGTATTGCTGACATTGCATCAGGTTTAATTGTTTTGGCAGATTCTTTTAAAGAGATGGGCGAGAGCGCCCTTAAAGTTATTGATGAGAGCGAGGCTATGGATGGCACACAGTAGTAAAGAAACATTATCAATCGGTTGGTGTGACAATGGTTTGACTGACGGTAAGTTCACCGAAGGTCTGATGTACACCACAATTACTGCACCCACTCGTGGCATTGGTATACATAACGCAGTGCGTGTACAAGGTAATCAGATTGGTCGCCAACGCCAAGCCTTGTTTGACATGTGGGCTGACAACATTAAGACAGACTGGTTGTTATGGGTTGACTCAGACATCGTGCTCACCCTTGACATCCTTGAACTGTTATGGAATACAGCAGACAAGATTGCACGCCCTGTTGTATCAGGTGTGTACTTTATCTCTAAGCAGATGGAGTCATCACTAATGCAACCTATGCCTGCTTTGTTTGATGAAACAGGTGATGAGTTTTCTATCAAGTACAAGCACCCGCTACCTAAGGACCAAGTTATCAAGGTAGATAATGCAGGGCTTGGGCTTACACTGATACACAAGTCTGTGGTTCCTGCATTAAGACAGAAGTTTCCAGACCAGTCTATGTTTGCAGAGATTGAGAATGTTGGTGAGAAGTTTGTGGGTGAGGACATTGTGTTCTTCCGTAAACTTAAAGCAGCAGGTGTACCTGTACATGCACACACTGGTGCTATCGCAAAGCACATGAAGCGCTTTGCTTACGATGAGAATTACTATGCACTGTACTGGCAGGCAGCAGCACAAGCGGAGGCACAAAGTGGTAACACAACAAGCAAGTAACAAGCGCAGGGGTGCAGCCTTTGAGATTGACTTAGCCGATTGGCTGATGGAGAACGGGTATAACGCACAGCGTTTACCTCGTGCTGGTCGCAATGACATTGGTGATGTTGCATTACCTACTGACAACGACATCTATGTGATTGAAGCCAAGGCACCACGGCGTGACGGCAAGATAGATTTATCTGGGTGGATTCGTGAGGCTTTAGTTGAGGCTGAGAACTACCGTATTGCTAAGCGATTGAAGATTGCACCAACACCATTGGTAATTATCAAAGCATCTAACAAGGGAATTGAGGATGCGTATGTAGTGCAAAGGCTTAGTGATGCTCTTGCAAAACTCTAAGCATGACCTGACAAAGGTACTAGAACATTATGGCTTTGACATACCTCAAGGCAGGCGAGGTTGGGTGACTGTGCGCTGTGCGTTCCACGGTGATAGAGTTAAATCTGCTCGTCTTAATACAGAAAACGGTGGGTTCAGATGCTTCGGCTGCGACATGGCTGGCGATGTGTACTCAATCATTATGAAGAAAGAAGGAGTTACTTTCAATGAGGCTAAGCAAATCGCAGAGAGAATTACTGGAGAGAGCAACGGAGACTTACGCTCAAAACCTCGTGGAGATTCTTCCGTATCTGGAGAGTCGCGGTATAACAGAGGCAACGGCTCGTATGTTTCGCCTCGGCTTCGTAAAGAATCCTGAGGTTGGACATGAGCCTTACATTGGTAAGTTATCTATCCCATACCTGACACCTGCAGGAACTATTGACATACGCTTTCGTGCCTTAAGTCCTGATGCACCAGGTCCTAAGTACATGTCAAGACCAGGGGCTACGACTCACATCTTTAACATCAATGCACTCAACAAAGATGATGATGCTTTGATTGTATGTGAAGGTGAACTTGACACAGTGGTAGCAACACAGGCTGGCTTTGCTGCAGTTGGATTGCCAGGGGCTAACAACTGGAAACCTTTTTACTCACGAGTGCTTGCTGATTGGAACAAAGTAATCTTGCTCTGCGATGGAGACAACGCTGGCAGGGAGATGGCTAAGAATCTAAGTAGAGAACTAGACAATGTATTCCCTGTGTTCATGCCTGAGGGTCAGGATGTTAACGATGTCTACCTAGCAGAAGGGGCAGACGGTTTGCGAAAGCGAGTCGGCGTGCTAACACATGGCTAAAAATTCATCCTTTGATTTAGACTTTGGATACGGGCGTAAAGGTGAGAAGTTAGTTGAAGAACTACTCACTGATGGTAAGACAGTAGAAGTAAAGCGTGACAGAAAGTGGAACAAGACAGGTAACCTATACATAGAAGTTGAGTGTTGGTTTCTTAAGACACAATCATGGGAAGCATCAGGTTTGATGGTGACTGAGGCTGCTTACTGGGCGTTCGTACTTGAGAAGGGTGTGCTGATGGTACCTACTGACCATGTACACTACGCAATAAAGAACTTTGGTAGAGAGATTACCTGCGAGATTCCCCCGAATAAAAGCAAGGGGTATCTCATCACAGTTGATAACTTACTAGAGGCAATGAGGCAATTAAAGAATGAGTGACGAGAAAGATTTACTATGGGAACAGGTCTATAAAGTAGCACGCTTATCTGCTGCTAGATGTACCCGTATTCATAGGCACCTAGTCACGACTGATGATGTATTCCAACACCTTAACCTGTGGGCACTAGAACATTGGCACAAGATTGAGGAGTGGCATAGCCAAGACTCATTGGTATTTAAACTTAAGCGTACATTTAACAACGAGTCACAGAAGTTTGCTGCTAAAGAGCGTGCCTATAAAACTAAGTCAACACCATCGGATGCTTTCTATTACACGCATGACATCTTGCAAGAGTTGCTGAAAGATGTATGGAACTACGAGCAGTGGACAGTATCTTCCTCGCCTAAGGATGAGTTCATCTCTACCTCAAGCAAGCCTAACGAGGGCATGAATCGTGAGGCTATGTTAAGTGATGTGTCTTTCGGTCTTAAGAAACTAAATGAACAAGACCAGTTGCTGTTGCAACGCAGATTTGCAGAGGGAGGCACTGACATAGATGCCCTTGCTGTGGAGTATTCGATTAGTGATGAGGCAGTACGCAAGCGTGTGTCTCGTGCACTTACTAAGTTACAAGAGCGACTCGGTGGTGAGCAACCACAATGGAATAACCGTAGATACCGCAAGCCTGATAGGAGTGAAGAATGATACTGACACATGAGTTCAACTGGCGTATGTTTTGCATTGGCATAGTGCACTACAAGAATCTTAAATGCATTGAGGTATACCTCGGTCCACTTGCAGTAGGTATTTGGTGGGGTGTTAAATGATTATTGGTTTGAGTGGATACGCACGCAGTGGTAAGGACAGCACGGCTGAATTGTTATGTCTTAATTACGGATACCGCAGAGTATCTTTTGCTGACCCAATCCGTCATGCACTGATGACACTGAACCCTAAGTTAGATAGCATCACTGGTTTGTCTGAGTATGTGGATGACTATGGTTGGGATGTAGCCAAGCAAAACCCTGAGGTGCGTAGACTTATGCAAGTCTTTGGTACTGAGGTAGGTCGTTCAATGTTTGGCGATGATGTGTGGATTAAGATGGCGCTTCGTGACTTAAGCCATGAGGATAAAGTTGTTATCTCTGATGTGCGTTATCCCAATGAGGCTAATGCAATTAAGAAACTGAGTGGTTCGCTATGGCGTATCAACCGACACAATCACCAGCCAGCCAATAGTCATAAGTCTGAGCACGCTATGGATAACTACATGTTTAGTCATGTTATCTATAACGATGGAACTCTTGATGACTTAAGTGATGAAGTGTTCATGCTTGCTAAAGAATTAAACCTTTAAGACATAAAGAAACCCAGCGAGACAGGAGAGAATCGCTGGGTCTTTTTATGCACACCAACCGCTGTGCTTCCCCTTCACAGTGGCTGATGTACAAGGTAAATCTATCACCCAAGTTTTGGTTCTGTCAAAGCCCAACCAATCTTTGCTCTAATCTTGTGTCGCATAGGTGGTGTCGTCCCGCCCCATACTCCGTACCTTTCATGGGCT